TTAATTACTGAAGGACATGCAGTTGCATACCATGGAGGAAAAAGATGATAGATAAAAATAAGATATTTAATTTATTTAATAGTGAGGGTGAAATGCCCCCAAATACGAATATTAAATCTATGATATTAGATGAACCATTTACTAAATTAGGTATGTTTACTAAATTAATAGTAAACCATCAAGTATTCCATCAAAAGTTAGAAAAGTTTTTAAAGGCAGAATCCCCTAATTATAGTATAGAAGATACCAAGTCAGCATCTGAATATACTGTTTATAATAGGGCTTACCATTATATCAAAAAGATAGATTTAGAAGACAGAAACCATTTAGAAGCAATAATGGATTTTAAAAAAGAAGAACTTATTGATTCACTTAATAGAGCAATTAGTTATTTTGAAACAGAAGAAGCATATGAAAAATGTGCATTCTTAATGAAGGTAAAAGTATTTAAAAAAGATATTGAAAATTCCGTGCCATTGTAAAATCTTTCCATTATCTTGGACGTACAGGGTTTAGGAAAAAATGGGAATTAAAACAAAGGCACCAGGGGGTAAAGGGATTAAACGTTACAAATATAAATAAATAATAAAAGTTATGAAATTGACAGCAGAACAAATCCAATCGAATTGGGAAACATTCAACAACAACATCAGTGTACACATTACAGGTGACCGTAAACAAAAATTATTAGACTTCTATAAAAAATATGAAGAACGAATAATATTAATGCCCGCATCACATAAAAAAGAATACCACTCAGCCTTTCCAGGCGGATATGTTGATCATGTAAATAGAGTTGTTGATGCATCTTTAAAAATGTATGATGTTTGGAAGGAATTTGGGATGGATACTTCTACATTTACTATTGAAGAATTAATATTTTCTGCTATTAACCATGATTTAGGTAAAATGGGCGACTCAGAACATGAATCTTATATTCCTCAGACTGATCAGTGGAGACGAGATAAATTAGGTGAAGAATATATGCATAATAAGAAAATTGCATTTGCAGCTGTTCCAGATCGTGGGTTATTTTTACTACAATCACATGATATCAAATATACATTTAATGAAATGTTAGCTATCCAGACACATGATGGTTTATATGATTCGGCTAATGAGAAATATTTAAAATCATTTATGCCCGAAACAAAACCTCGTACATCTTTACCATTCATTTTGCATCAAGCTGATATGATGGCTGCACGTATTGAATTTGAAATTGAATGGCTTCCAAAATTTTCTAAAGATAGCGTGGCTACCACAAAGAAGTCATTTACATTGTCGACGAATAAGAAATCAAGTTCTAAATCTAAGGCATTAAACACAGTTTCTAGTCCAGGATTAAAGAATATGTTAGATAGTTTATAAAATAAAAATAATGTCAATAACAGCAATTATTATAATTTCAATATTAAGTTTATTAGTAGTAATATTTATGTATACTTCATGGAACTTACTACGTAAATTTGAAAAGCAAGAAGACATTATTACACAATATGATGACTATATAACAGAATTTAATAAACAAATCGAATTCACAGACGAACGTCTTAAAAAAATTGATGAAAAAGGTACGTTTAAAAGTGATGATGAGATTGGTTGGTTTTTTGAACAAATAAAGGTAATACAAGATGGTATATCAAGGTTTAAAATCAACTAATGGTAAGAAAAAGAAGAAAAAAGAGTAAAAATTATTTTACTCAGGATACGGAAAACGCTATTGTACTTTACAATAACACACCAGATTCTGAGATTAGATCCAAAATTTACGAGCGCGAAATTCATTACGCGTTTTTTAAGCTAACACAAAACATTATTCACACATTTAAGTTCTACCATACAGAGGTTGAGAATTTAGAACACCTCCAACATGAGATAATAACCTTTTTATTATCAAAAATTCATTTATTTGACCCAACAAGAGGAGCTAAAGCTTACTCTTATTTTGGTACTATAGTTAAACGTTGGTTAATATTATATAACACTAAAAACTATAATAAAAAAATTAAAAAGGTTGAAGTTGATGTATTAATGGGTGAAAAATCAACACATACTTACAGTATGGGTGATGGAGCAGCTAAAGATGATTTAAGTAAGTATATAGAATTATTTGTAGAACACACTACAGAAAATATTTTTGAATTATTTCCAAAGAAAAATGATGCTCAAATAGCAGATGCTATACTTGAGTTGTTTAGAAAAAGAGAAACTATTGAAGTTTTTAATAAAAAAGCACTTTATATCTATATTAGAGAAATTATTGATGTAAAAACCCCAAAAATAACTAAAATAGCAGATAAACTTCATGATATTTTTAAAAGTCAATATATCTTTTATTTAGAAAACGGTTGGTGTAAGTTTTAAGTTTATCCTATATCCATATTTATAATAAAAACACTATGGGATCACTAGACAATATTGTATTTAAGAAAAAAAAGTTTTCGGACATACTAAGTGAGATTTACGATAATCAAAAGAAAAAAGAAACCCAAATTTCAGGTTTAATATCAGAACTAAAACCATTAATTAATGATATTGGTGATGCAACTTTAATTGTACCACTTATTAAAGAATATATGGAAATTGGTATTCGTAACGATGAACAATTAATTAAAATGGCTACTATAGTACAGCGTGCGATTAATAATAGTAGCAGCGATGATTCATTGGGTATTACCGAAGCCGAAAAAGAAGAATTAATGGCTGAATTAGATAAATTAAACACAACTTATACTGAAAGTAAAGAAAAATAATGTCTGTAACAGGTTTAGCTTATTTAAATAGAACTCTTACTGGAGGTTCTAATAATTCAGATAGTACTATTGAAGATTTAAAAAATAATTTAATAGTAGCTAGGGTTATCGATATCTCTTTAAACTCAGACTCAAAATTATTTAAACAAGGTGGGTGGGGTGCTATTGGTACAATTAAATATGAAATATTAGATCAACCTACAAGTACAGTTGATGATCCTTCTAATACTGCAAAACCCTTATACCCACAATTTAAAAATTTTCCACTAGTAAATGAATTAGTACTTTTATTTAAATTACCATCCACAGAAAACCCAGGAGCTGCAGGCAATTATGAATATTATTATTTAAATCCAATTGGTATTTGGAATCATCCTGAACAGAATGGTTATCCATCATACTTAGTAAATACTAACTCACCATCTCAGACTAAATCTTATGATAGTATTCAAGCGGGTGCTACAAATAAAGAAAACAATGAAGAATTTGAACTTGATCTTAATGGTCAGAGTGGGGGAAAATTTGTAGAAAACGGAAATGTTAAACCTATTTTACCATTTGCAGGTGATAATATAATTGAAGGTAGATTTAGTAATACAATTCGTTTAGGTAGTACAACAACGGTTGATGGTGATATTGTTAATAATTGGTCTTCAATAGGAAAACAAGGGAGCCCTATTATGGTATTAAAAAATGGTCAACCCAAAATTACAGGAAGTAATGAATCATGGGTTCCAATAGTTGAAAGTATAAATGATGACCCAACATCAATATATTTAACTTCAACTCAACGTGTACCTTTAGAAATAGCAACATTAAATTTAGCAGTAGGAGAATCTGCAACTGTACCTTTAAATAATATTATATCAAAAACACCTATAGACCCTAGACAATATAGTGGGTCACAGGTAATGGTTAATTCTAATAGATTAATTTTTAATTCTAAAGAAGATAATATTATAATGTCTGCTCAAAAATCAATAATAGGGGAATCTAATGAAGATATAGGATTTAACTCTAGAGAAAAAAATGTTAATTTAAGCAGCGAAAGAGGATATATTAATTTAGGTGGAAATGAAGCCAATGAATCCTTAGTATTAGGTGATACTTTTATGAAATCATTTTCTAGTTTATTAAAAAATGTAGAAACATTATGTAGCTCATTATCAAGTGAATCAAGTCTTACATCTACATCAGCAAAAGCTATAATGATAATACCCCAAATCCAAAATATACAAAATGATATATCTAAATTTTTATCTAAAAAAGTAAAATCTGTATAGCATGAAGTTAGATTTAGATACAATATTAGATGCAGCAAAATCATTTTTAAGTTCACCTAAAGGTATAGAACTTATTAAAAAGAATATAGGAGTTGATACCGGAAATGTTGGTGG